CAGACCTTGCTGACGTGCCTTCAGAATGATTACTCGGACTTTGCCTTCTGTCTTTAGTTGATCAGTTACTGCATCGTCGAGGATCTTCTGGGCTGGTTTTAAATTAAGTGGTGCAATGGCACCCGTCTTAGTACGGATCTTAAGTGCACCGTTTGCGTAGAAACTGAAGTCCTCATAGAGACGTTTACGGACCTCAGCAAGCTGCTCCTTTGTAGCCATCGTTGACTTACTCTTCTTCTTCTTCTTGCTCGTCGCTACTGTCATCAGTAGGCTCAAGAAGTGAACTGAGGAATTCCTCAGCCTTACCCACAGTAATCTCAGATTTAGCTACTGGTTTGATTTTAGTGAAATCAAGGACCAGCTTTGCAGCCTGTAGTCGATCACGGTTGTGAACTGGTGTACGCATGATCTCGATTGCGGTCTCTAAAGCTTCCTCGGCGCGTGGGTCATCGATCTCATATTGTTTCTTCATGATACTTACCGCCTTTCTGGCGTCCTTCTTTGCCTGGTCAACGATTGGCTTGATTGTTTTCTTATTGTAACCGTCAGGGACGTTTAATGGTCGACCGCCCTTATTCTTTCGGGTCCGAAGCATCTCTTTATGCCTTGCTCGGCCCTCTGGTGTTTGATGCTGAAGTGCGAGAGGGTTCTTGTGAAATGGTCTCGCCAGGTTTGGGTTCTTCTTCTTCATAGGAGATTTAGCTCTAGGGTTCTTAGGTGCACCCATCTAACTGTCTCCTTATGTTATGCTGATAGTGATCCAGGTTGCATTGGCTGGTTGAGTGCACCTGGTGGTGGCATCATTCGACGCTCTTCGTCTTCTTGCTCTTGCTTCATAAGCATTGCAAAGACGACAGCTATAGCCATTGCTATTGGGTGACTGTAAAAGTTGATTTTGCCTGACTTAGCGAAGAACTTACTGATCATTTTAGCAGTCTCGGGCAACTCTTTCTTCATGCGTTTTGGATTATGCAAATAAAAGATCATAGGATCGACAGCAAACTCAGACGCATTTCTAATGTAATTGTAGTATGAAGTACCTCTACGCGCTCTTTCATTTCTTTTTGCACCGCCCTGGTATCTTACATCAGACCTACCGTCGAATTTACCCTTGTCTTGTAGTTTTTTAATTTCTTTAAGTACTTTTCTAGTTGGGTGTTTTGTATTGTCTGCAACTATTGCAATTCTTGCTATTAGCCCATCAAAAGATCCTTGCCTGACCTCATCTTCATGCTTTGTCATTGCGTTTTTAACTGAATAGGAACCATAAGGAGCATTAAAAGCATCGTTAGTCATATCATTAACGCCGTGTGCAACCTCGTGTAATGCATATATGTAAGATTGAAACTCAGAAACATCTCCAATGTCAGATTCGTTCTCTACAGGAGACATTGCAAAAGCAGTTTGGGTGTCTGGTCTGTATAATCCTAGAGCACGTCCAGTAACATCAGCGTCAGTAGTCATCTTGAGGTGGTCATCATACATATTCAGCGTAATGCCTATTGCATCCGCTAATTTACGTACTTGGTTGATGTCTTTGATGCCATTCTCAAACTCCCCGCCAGGTTTGCCAACCTCGATGAGCGCCCTGACGGGTTCAGCTGACTGTTTTACCTCTTGGGTACTTGGGACAGGAGCCCTTCTGGTGGGTCCACCCTGGATACGTTGCGCGAGGACTCCAGCGACATTGTCTTGAACTGGGGCGAGGGCTGGTCTTGCATTGGGACGGGCTGCCCCTCTTCTTCCATCTCCAGCTGTTCGTGCATATCCCAGTCCACTTCCGCTAGGAGATCCTTTACGGCTTTCGACAAGTTTCCTTGCTGCGTTTGCGTAGTCTGGCGCTTCGTCATCTGCATATCCTCTACTATCTTGGCCTTCTGGGGCCTTACTACTATCATATAAGCGTTTTTCTGGATACCACAAGAGGGCCTGTAAGTCACTCATTGTTAATCCAGTGTTAGATGCTCTTGTGACAGTCGGTTCAGAATTAAGACGCCCTAACGCTTGCTGAAACACAGACCGTATAAAATCACGTTCTCGAGCACCAGCTGGAGCTTCTACCTGACCATCTAAATACTTTGCTAGACCGTTCCCAGCTTTCCTAAGATCTTCCGAAACACCATTTAAGTTTTCTCTCCAGGGCTTCGATGCAGACTCTTTAGCAATTCTTGCTGCTAACTGGTAAACCTGTTCAGTCGAAAGGTTTTTACCAATCTTAGTACCAGTAGGTTTGAAGATACGACGAAGTCCCTTCATTGTTTCTGGTGATGCATCTTTCAACATTGTTTTGATTTCACCAGTTTTCTTTTTAACCATCGGCATATTGATATTAATTAAAGTACCTCGATGCCTACCGACAGTACGCATTAGCCATCGATCCATCGTCAACGCATCAAAGTTACCATAAAGGTTACTGAAGAAACCGTTGCCAATCTTTGGACCTAGAATAGATGCACCACGTACTAAAGTTCCCTTGCCTTCGCCGCTGATTTGTACACCGTACTCTTGTTCAATTTGCTTCACAGGGACTTGTGAGTTCATAAAGCCAGCTAGTAGCTGATGATCGCCTTCGTCACTGTTTGTCTTTCGCTCAAACTTCTCCATCATTGTGTGGTATTGCTGTAAACCACCATTTATTGCACGGGCTGCTTCGCCAATACCAATATCTGTTGGAAAACGACCAGTGCGTTGTAAATGGTCGTATGCATTTGCAGCTAACTCAAAGTTCTTGTCTACCTTTGTCCCATTAGAAGTAACTGCTAAAGCCCAGATAAACTGTAGTTTGTTCTTTGGATCAGTCTGGATCTCAGGATAGATTTCAGACAACGTATTTAGAGCATCAGTAACAGTACGGTCATACCATCCGATAGCATTAGAATTGTCCTTTAAAGCCTCAAGTGCATCTGCAACAACATAGTCTGATAAGCGGTTGGCGTTTTCTTCACGCAACTCAGACAGGTCTATGCCTTCTTCTTTTTGCGCTTTTAGTGCCGCTTCTTGTAGTGCAACTTTAAAGTCTCTTCCTGTTCTAAAGTTACTGTTTTTGGCAAACTCAAATGCAGTGCCTAAAGTGTTAGGCATTTGTATATTAGTTGTCTCGCCTCGAGGCACTGGAATGTCCTCTTGTGCTGCCATAGCCATACGAACAGGCGTTTGTGGCTGCATAAGCTCCTGGGCTTTTGTTGCGTCGACACCAGTAAACGAGTTGTCTACCTGGTTTTCTAAACCGTTGTCTCGTAGGATCTGAGAAACTTCTGCATCATTAAGAATACGTATAGGACGCATAGAGCCAGCAATAGGCCACCCTCGAGCATCTTGGGATGCATTAGGGTTTGTCTTAAAATCGTAGCTTTCTGTGGGATCTAGGTTGCGATTGAGGATGCCTTCGTTGACACCGCGATCTGGATTTAGTGAAGCATCACTTAACGCTTGTGTATCTGGGTTTATCACAGGCATTTCTACTTCAACCCAAACGCGCTGCTCACCGTTGACCTTAGCTTTACCCTGGTCAAACACTGGTAGTTCTACACCGTGTATACCTGATCTAGGAGAAAGTAACTTGTTACCAATCTTAGGTCGCTGAAACTCAGAGGCGTGCCATTTGCCTAGTGAGTATCCACTAGCTGGTCCTTTGTCTCCACCACTTCTGGCATACAGAGGTAGCACTTCACCTGGGCGCTTCTTTTGCACCTTCATCAGTTTGTAGACAGTCCTGGTTTGCTCTGGAATAAGTTGTGGGTCTAGAAGAGGTGCTTGCGGTCTCTTAGGGTCATTTACAGGAGCCGCTGGTGTTACGTCTTCCTGGGGTGCCAGAGCCATCTTAGGAGCATTACGTCTTTGCTGTTTGATAATACGGTCAACGTACGGTCTAACGTACGTGTCGATGTTTTCTTGAGACACAACTCCAGAGTCTTCCAGGTCTTGGATCTCTTGTAGTGCATTTGGCACTGGTGATGACCCAAGGTTGTCACGAAGGTAAACTAGAGATGACAGAAGTCTTATCTGTTCGTCACCTTTGATGTCTGGGTTCATAAGAACTCGGTTTTCAAGATCCTGACGAAATGCTTTATTGTCCTCGATGCCTCGATTGTAGTTCTGGGGTGTTGTAAACTGTGGCCCGAACTCATCGCCGCCCTGGGGTTGCTGTGGAGACGTTTGGTCTACGTTTACACGGTTAGGAGCTTGACTGCCTATTAGTGGTACTCGATCTGGATCTCCTGGTCTGAAGTCTAGAGGAGAATAAGATGAGTTGTCGCGCTGGAATTGTCGTACAGCCCGTATAAGAGGACTTAAATCTGGTGGCTTCCCACCTTCGCCTACAGACTTCTCGTAGCCTTCTATCGCTTTAATAAGAGTTGGAGGTGTGTCTGTTCTAGCTTTTAGTATTCTTAATATTCTAGCGACATTGTCTCTATTTAAACCTGTAGCAACTTCTAATGTGTCCTGTGGACTATCCTTAGTTGGTGGTGCGTCGACCTGAGCTAACTTTAGGTTTGTTTCTTTTCTCTCTGCTTTGCGCTGATCTTTCAGTAGCGCTTCCTGATCTGCTCTCTGTTGTGCAGCTGCTTCTGCATCAGTCTGGGCTTGTATCAGAGAGTTACCTGACGGAGCGTCTAAGCCTGGTCTGTTTTCATTCTTTTGTGTAAACCTATCGACAGCTGATCTTCTTCCAGTAACGGCGTCGACTAAACGACCAGCCGCTGGAATGGCTAGGGTTTTACCGAAAGTACTTATAGCAGAAACTGTACCTATGGCAGCACTAGCAGTCCTGTTTGGGTCATAAGCAGCCCCAGAGGGTGCCAATGGGAAAAAGTAATCTGTGTACTGGCTTACGCCGCCTTTAAGACCGTTGTTAAACAAGTCGGTGACCTGGTTAGACATCTTAAGCAAGTTAGCTATTTGTGTCTTCTCAGCGCTGTCTGGAAGCAGCCGCATGATAGCGTCGTAGTTTTCTTTAGTTACTTTAGATTTAACTTTGTTCTTGCCCTGGCGTAGTGCAACCTGGGCGGCTGTGTAGTCATCTATAAGCTGGTCTAAGGTTGCTGCCTTTTTCGGTGACAGTAAGTCTTTGATAACTTTGTTGCCAGATATCTGTTTTATTTGCTCTGAGATATTCTCATGTGTAGCCTCGAGAGCTTGCTTTGCGCCTTTAGATGATGATGCATTTACATCACTTAAGTTGTAGCCATTTTGGTTTGCAGTCTGGCGTATAATCTTAGCGACACTTGCAGCTGATTGCTTTTGGTCTGCATCGATGCTGTCAGGATCAACTAAGTTACCTTCGCTGGTAAATAAGCTTTTTACTTTTGTTGCAGTATTGGATGTCGCTTTGATGCTTGAGCCTACAACACCACCAGCTGCTACAGACTCTTTAAGACGCTCAACTATTTCACTTTGTTCAAACTTCTTACCAGCTAGTGCTTCTGAACCAATGACGACTAGCTCCTGTAAACCTTCTGTCGTTCCTTCGGTAATAAAACCTTTAGATATGCCACCAATAATACTTGTTGAGACGCCGTTTGGTAATAACTTAGCGATACCTAGGTTTTCTAAGACAGCCATGATTGCACCACCAGTGGCTGCTATGTCGTCTTTCTGTGCTTGGTCTAAACCTTCGATCTCATCGAGCGACTGACTAATCTCACCGACGCCAAACGGGTACGTTAGTGTACCTCCTGATGCTAATGCTGCTCCCATGTATGGAAGTGCCTGGGCAGTCTTTTGAGATACAAAGTTAACGAATGATCCGACGTCTTTGATGTCGCCAGTAGTTAGGTTTTGGAAGTTTAAATCATCTTGTAGCTTTTGCGCTGCTTCAGCTGACAATTCAGCTGCTTTCTCCAGGCGTTTTGTTTCTGCCTGGTTTACTGCATCGATGTCGATAGGGTCTTTACCAACAAGCTCTCGTACTGGGTTAGCTATGTTTTCTGTTAGGTATCTTTGAGCGTCACCAAATATGCCCTGTGATAGATTGCGCTGTAAGGATGCTGCACCTGATTGCCCTAGAGACTCTGATTGAGCTTGTCCGACTTTTAATGCAGTACCAAAAGACGTATCACCATTGACGGGCTGTTGGCTCGGCTGCGTACTTTTGTTACCTAGTCTGCGTTTGAGTGCCTCAGCTATTTGATCACGGCTCATTGTGTCAGGAAACTTAAAGACCTGACCATCTGGGGTTTTTATTGTCTGCATTTTTAATCCCCTTCATCACTAAATTTACCAGTCGCTGGATCGAAGGTGATTTCTCCATTGTTAGATGGGTTGTTGCCTGGGAGAGGTAAGCCATTCATACGGGCATATTCATACTGTTGTGCTTTGATAGCTGCGACAGCTGACATATAATGCTTCTTAACGGCGGCGAGGTTTTCCGCAAACTGCTCTTTGCTGGAAGACTGTTTGAGGCTTCCTAAAGATGCATTTAGTTGTTTAAGTTCCATTTCACTAACTTGGCCTAATGCACCACCAGTTGGAGATGCGTCTCTCATGGCTTGCAATCGGTCAAAACCAATAGCCGCCTCGATTGTATTAATAGAAGCAGCGGTGTCGTGCGCGGCGGTGCCAGGAAGAGCTTGCATTATGTTGCCAAAGAAACCTGTGTTTTTGCTAAATGGGTTCCATGTTTCATTTGCAAGGTTATCTTCAACTGCCTGGATGGCACTTAAAGCTGCCTCACTGTAAGCAGCGGTAGGTGGGCCCATTGCTCCTTTGTCGTCTTTAGCGTCTTGCTCTAACTTGCGCTGCAAGTCTAACCGACGTTGCTGCTCGAGGGCCTGTGCTTCCTGTATGGCAAACTCGTCCATGTCTCGAGCGCGGTTGTAGTCCATGATGTTGCCATACGTCTGTCCCATCGCGTTATAGACGCCTAAGCCACCACGAGTAGCAGACTGACCGAGACCAGATGTCCCTATACGCATCATGGCTTCACCAAGACCTATCTTCTGATTTTGTGGGTACATGGGCATCTTCACTGAGCCTCGAGCGTTTCCACTCAGCGCTCCTGGTTGTGATTGTGCGTTAGGGGATAGCGCTGGCATCACATTTTGTGCGCCGTTAAGGCCTGGGGTAAATCTTTGGTTATTCATTAATGCTGGATTCATCCTGTGTCCCTCCTATATGCCGTTAAACATTTGGCCTGGTTGGTAGCCAAAGTAGGGGTTCATAAAAGCGGAGTTACCGATGGCACTTCCTATCTGTGGTCCATATTGGTTCCCAAAGCCGAAACCAGCGCCCATACCAGCAAAGGTTTCTGCCGTTGGATTAACGTAGTTGGCTTGGTAATTACCTGAGACACCTGGATTAGTTAGGAAGCTGCCGTAATCTTTACCTAGGTTGTAATCGTAGCCTGTTGTGTAATCATACTGAGCGCGGTCTGCATCTAGTTGTGTGTTGTCCCAATTGTTTTGGTTGTTACCAGCGCCGAGGGCCGTGTTGCCACCTGTTAACGATGCGTTGCTGCCAGTGACAGCTGTATTCATTCCTGTAGAAAACGCATTGCCTAACTGATTGTTTGTAACACCAGCATTCGAAAGCATGTTACCAGCTGATGTCATGGTGTTGTTGCCATTTGTAAGGGCAGTACCGACATTACCATAGGCAGTACCCATGTTGCCCGTCATGTTGCCCTGGTTAACAAATGTATTCATGCCATCGTTGTAGAAGCCGCCTGTGTTGGTCATGTTGTTTGCCATGTTGACTGTGCCAGACATGCCCTGGTCAAACTGAGTGTTTTGCTGATTGAGACTTGTATCACGTAGGTTATTAAAGACGCCACTGCTTACGTCAGCACGTCGATCACGATATGCATCTGTAGCTCTTGCATCAGCAATACCAGCGCGACTTGAGTTGACGTTGCCAGAACCTGATGCAGCCTGGTTAATGCCTGGAAGTGTTTGTTCCGTTAGCTGGCGTGTGTCGTCGCGCATCATGGCGTCGACAATAGGGTTCATGTTATCTGTTGCGTACTGGTTTGCACTCGCTATTCGATCATCATTAAGTGCCTTGTCAGCTAAGGTGCCAAAACGATCTGTAAGACCCTGGCTGTTTGTTGCCAGGTCATCAAAGTTAGAACGATAGTTACCGATGCCACTTCTGATGTTGCTGTAGTCATTCGCTAAGTTTCTTTGGTCGTTAGCTAGTGCATCGAACTGACCAACACGGTTTTGCATGGTATTAGACATGCCAGTAAACTGGTTGTACAGGTCGTTTGCGTTGTTGCCGAAGCTCATACCTGGAGCAGCATAATTAATACCAGCGTTGTACATCGTGTTACCACGGTCAACCATGTTATTACCCATGCCGTACAGCTGGGCGTTTGCATCAGTCTGCATTTGGTTTGGACCAGCGTTAAACGAACCTTGGTATGGACCAACCTCCATCATTCCTCTATAAGTATTAGACACGTTGCCTAGGTTTTCGTTGATATAAGGCATCGCTGCATTTAAATACTGATTGTTCTGATTATTCATGCGCTCAGTTGCAGCGCGGTCATCTTTAGCGCTTTTGTTCGCCATCATACCGCCGACGACAGCACCAATTACAGGCCAAACCATGTGGATGCTCCTATCATGTTGTTTAATTGTTAGTTGGGGAAGTCGTCATAAGTAGATGGACTAAAGGATGCCCAGGAACTGCCATTGTAGACGACAAGCCCTGTAGAGCTATCACCTAATGGGTCCCAGGGAGATAAGGCATAACGGACCATGCCTTTCTTTGGGTTCTCTGGTGGGTTGTCAGCCACCTGGATAGTACCCTGGATAATACTGTTGATTGCAGCCTCGATTGCCTGGAACTCTTGTCCGACGTACAATCTGAAGCTTTCGTTCATTACGGGAGTTGGACGTCTAACGTATGTTGTGATTGTGACGTCGGTAACTGTGTTTGTTGCCATGCTTAACGTCTCCCAGTTGATATTACGTCGAAATCAAAACCAGAGATCGTAAAGTCCTTTATGTCAGGCGTTTCAATCTTGTAACTCAAGTATCGACCAGAAGACCTGGAGTCGACCTTGTAGGCTACAGATGTATCTAGAGATACAGATGTCTCATAGGTTGGGCTGGAAGTTGCCAGGTCGGCTGCTCCCATCGATACGTTGAACGTCTTGTTGGTAGACACAGTGTTAAACTGTGGGACCATGTTTCTAATATTCTTGTAACCTGTGAGGGGCAGCTGGGCTTCTATGTCCAGGTCAATACCTGTTCTCTCAAGTTTAATAGCCTTGGTAGCGCTGGTGTTTAGTGATCCAGCCAATGTTGATCCTTCGTCGATACCATCGAGACCGAAGATGTTACTATAAGACAGACCGTCGCTCGATGATGCCTGGGATAGCATTAAGACATTACGGGTAAAACCAGCGTCCTGGGAAGCGTAGGTAGAACCAGCCTGGTCATAGGTGACGCTGGCAGTTGCATAGGTCTCTACTGTGTCGACGTTAGCACTGGTCCCAGCGTAGACGTTAGGGAGATCCATGAAGGACCAGGTGTTACTAGCGTAGTTAAAGACAGCTGCTCTGTTGCATCCAGATCCGTTAGTAAACTCAGCCATGTCGTCAGATGACTTGTAGCAGAAGTAGATTTCTTCGCGCGCTGGGTCATATTGAACGAAGCATAGATTTAATGCGCTGGTGTCGATACTGGAGAAGATGTAGTCTTTCACACGTCCATCGCAGATGCTTTGGGTAGACACGCCGTCTGTCATGTAGATGTCGTCCTGGTCAAAAACGTAATGACGTCCCTGGACTTCGACTATGCAGTTTTGGTTTACGACACCTACGTCACTAAAGAGTTTACGGAAGTTAAATATGAAGGTACCGCCGACGTACTCCATAAGCCATACCTGGTCACTGGAGTAGATCAGGAAGTTAGAACCTAAAGTAGCACCGTCGATAATTGGAGTGTTCATCTGGGCAATGTCGTTGAAACCAGCTGACTTGGTTGCATCCGTTGCATCCCAGCTAGAGGGTGCATTGTTTGCTAACGCTATGTCACTAAAACGCACCCTGGTAGGGTAGCTTGCCCCACCTTCCCCGAGGTTCATTGCAACTAAGAAATCACCGTAGGATCTTAAGACACCACACGTGTATCCTGAGGGCCAGTTTACCAGGGAAGCGTAGTTGTTCATGGCTGGCGTCTTGTAAACTGGGGCAGTGTCCTCTCGGTTGAGATACTGGACGTTAGCTAGAGATGTTGCTGTTACTTGGGCTGTACTGGTGTTTGAAGAACTATTGAGGTCCAGGGTAATTGTACCGTTGGAGAACTCATAGACATCGAAGTCATTTGAGACGACTGTCACTGTGTCGTATCCAGTGGCGTTGTAGACGCCGTGTATGAACACTGGTGTAAACCCAGTTACTGATGAGACATCACGAAAGGCGGGGGAGCGACGGACGTTACCTTGGTCGAACCTGACGTTTTTAGCTCTAGTGAATGCGTTGATGGGCAAGTTGAAGGGATCAACATCAGTGACTACACCTACGGAGCCTAGGTCTCGGATCGGTAGGTTTGGCATGAACTAGTGTTCCTTATTTACGCAAGTGTAGGCCAGGATACTGTGTTGGGAAACCCAGCTTGCTGTGGCACATCAAGCAGCGCAAGCCTGTAGGCACTCATGTCAGCTTGCTCTTGTTCAGACATAGAGTTCCACCTAAGTGGATTACTGACGATGGGGTCTACTTGGGTGGCAAGTAGGCTGTCTCTGGTGGACCTGACGCTGGCGGCTGTGGCTGCATCTCGTGCTTCCTGGGTGGAAGGCGCGAAGTCTGAGCCTATGAGGGCTAATAGCGCTGAGTTGTCTATCGTCATGTCTTCGTCGGAGGGGTCTATGGTGTACGGAAGCCAGCCATAGGTGGGGTGGTTTATCTCGACATCCATACGTGTGTTTGCTGCATTAAGTGAACTTGCGTTCCTGTACTCTGTAATAGCTACTGTCGTTGTCATCTTATGAGATCCTCACAAATACTGTTGCACCAGATGTTGTTGAATGGCCCATGCATCTCCAGGTGCCACTAGGACTAGAACCAGCATTCAAGTTGGTGTCGGAATAGTAGAGACTACTTCCTGAGACTGAAGAACCAGCTGTTGTAGCAAACTTAAGGAAGGCGTAGGTCCCTACGGCACCCAGGGTTGTAGTGGTACCTGATGCAGTCCCAACAGCTAAGGCAGTGACGTGACCGTTGCTGTCCAGGGTGATGTCCTGGATGAAGGTGTCACCGCTGTTGTTACTGCTAGAGGCTGCACTGATGTTAGGGTGGGCCGTAAGGGCTCCTATGCCAGCCGCTGTGGGTGGCGTGTAGGTAAAGACACCTGTACTGTTGTTGTAACTGAGGCCACCGTTGCCACTAGCGGAACCCTCGGAGCCTACAGATAGGTCCGTAAGAGATATAGCTGTACCTGGGTCTGGCATCGTGACAGTCTTGGTGTTTACGCCTGTGATGTGACCGTAGCTGTCTGAGGTTACCTGGTCGACAACAGTGAACGTATTGCCAGCTGAGGGGGCTGCGCTGGATGTACTGTTGGTACGGGAGACAGCATCGTGGTTGAGTGTGATCGTAGATGCACCAGTTTGGTTCGTCGTGAAGCTACCACCACCCCCAATTAAAGTGCCAGCCTGGATAGTAACTGTAGAGTCATTAGCTGAACCTGAGGCAGCATTGATGGTGTCTATTTGTGTCTGGATGGCGCTGGTCACACCATCGAGGTACTGTAGTTCTGTAGAGGTAACACCAGCCGCAGCGGCTCCAGCCAGGACATTGAGGTCGTTAGTATTACCAGTGTAGCCATCGAGGGTCGATAGTTCACTATGGTCGGCTGTGATTGCACCAGAGACGTTCGGTAGTGTCGCCTTGACTGTGCTCTTGATGAGACGTAGGTGGTCGTCGGCTTGGCCTAGGCCATCGGTAGACGCTGGATTACTAGCGTTGAGGCTGTCGATATAGGTTCCTGACTCTAGGGCCATGACGGGAGTTCCTTACTTTTGTGGGGCTGGGGTTTACTAAGAACCGTAAGAGGGACTTTTGTGGGGCTGGGGTTCTGCTTAAAAAGGTCTGACAACAACAACAACAAGGACAACCTTTAACGGTCTTTTGAAATCTATTGATTGATTAGGCCACTGGGGGTCAAACCTGGAGACATGGGACCCACTAAAGACATTCATTCTATTAGATTATACTTAAGTCATTGATATCATTGGTTAGCATATGTCATCGGATACACTATCCGTTGACCTTTCGTGGTGATCTAAGAGTAAAGCGTAGGGATGACCTGGTTCAAAGACATTAGGCGATTGTTGTCTGGACAAGGGTCATTTCTTTTAAAGACAAATCGGGACCTCAGTCTCCACCCTTGTCTTCACTAATGTCAGGCGTTTCGTGCTTATCGTTCTTATTGCTTACAGTGGTGGATGCATCCATAGTCCAGCTGAAGTCAACGCCAGCCTGACCTAGGTTGTAGCTCGTTTGTATGTCTAATGATATCATGTGTGTCTTTCGTGTGTACTTTAGGTTGACGTGTTGTTGGACCACAGGTGACCGACCTGTGTTTCATTCTTATGTGGCTGGGAGTATGCCGCTATATGATACGGTGGTTCGGTCA